ATCCATGGCCCCCGTTAGGGGACCATGATCCTCTTAGTAAAGAGGATTCCACCCACGTTTGATGTTGACGACATGGGGACGTCCTGAACGTTCCAAATGGTCTTCATCGACGATTGGCAAATCGCCGCGCAACAAGAACCATTTGTTCAAGGCGTGCGAATTCTCCAGATTGGACACTGGAGAACGAGCAACGATACGAAAACCCATAACCATGGGAATTTGGTATCTGCCACGAGGCTCTCCTTCTTGTAAAGGAAGGAAAGTGTGGCGACCAAGAACAGAGGAATCGACACCAACCACAGGAAAATCGATAATTTTCCCGAGAAAGGAGTCGAGCCATCGGGCAGCATTCCACATACCAGAAAAGTACATCTGGTTGCGGAGTGACACCCATGAGATGACCTCTGTAACGTCCGCCCTGTTAGATGGAGCAAGACTCCTAACCTTGACTATTGAAACGTCATGGCCTGAGTAATACTCCTTCCCGCAAGACTCACGGAACTTACCGTTCCAGAAAGACTTGCGGTCATTCACCTTCATTCCAAAGGAATGAAGTCGAGTGATAACGGGCTCCACAAAGTCTTTGGGGACGATAATATCGTCACCAAAGACACGCACCTTTCCTATAAATGACTTAACGTCCTTATAGGTAAGGGGTCGGTTAAGCGAATCCTCAATCCCCATAAAGATAATGGTAATAAATACCATCGCCTCGATAGGGAATGAGAGCGCAGAACCCATAGACGCGAACTTGGAAAGGGACACAGTCCCATGACCAGGCACTGCAGCCTTCGTCGACCTACAATCCAAAACGACATCTCGAAGAGATGGAGTTAAAGAAAATAGGTCAACTACATGCTGCAAATGGACACGATCGGAAGCTTCACTAAGGTCTAGTGTAGCCAGATCCGAATTAACGGATCCAATACAGGCAAGACGCTGATTAGGCGTCTGATCTGTAAAGCCGATTAAACTGTTGAGAACATAATCATTCTCAACAGCATCATACATCATACGACGAACTGACTGCTGTGCAAATTGCATAGCAACAGGTTCCATCGCGATGATGCGTGGTGTCTTTTGCGTTTTAGGAACTGAAATAACCTTAACAGGAATTTCAGAACCAGGTTCGATCAACTCAACGTCGTCCAAATCATCGATAAATCGATGATTAGGTAACAGGAACAAGTCCATTGGAAATGACCTGTTAAGACGCACGGGCCAGGTTTTCTGCTCCCACTTACGGTTACCTTTAACACCGTCAGCGGTAGCACCTGGACCATGATCAGGAAGGAAATTATAAGGATCACGACTGAGAACGTCGAGATCTTTTAGTACCCTTCCCAACACAATATTGCCAACACGGATGAAATCCTTTCGGAAATCATCCTGCGAAGTTGACATATTGCTGAGTTGATACTCACACTCAATGAATCCTTTCATTGCGGCACGTTCACGTTTCTCATTAGAGAGCATGAACAACTTACTGTACGTCAATGTCAGTTGACGAACGGCAAGTATTGCCTCAACATCAGGATCATCGAGTAACCGACCACTAGAAGAGTCAAAAATGAGCTCGAGGAAACCCCCCAGAAATGCGGGGAGACCAGATTTCCATTTAAAACCTTGGAAATCCTGTCGAGACACGAAACCTTGGTCAAGACTTCTTTCGAAGTCTTTTCCAAAGTTAGGGAGGGTTATCGTGAGAAACGATAATCCTTCATTTTTGACTCGGTCACTGACTGTTTTTAAGTCAGTGGTGGTGCTAGTGCGACATCTGATAGCCATATCACGGGCTATCGATTTGTAGAGCAACATTAGGCTTTTCATAAGCCCCTTTCTGATGAGAGGGTTACTTATCCATAGCTTAATGTAATGTTTGCGACTCAACCACCCAAAATAGTGGTATTGTCCAATTAAACGGACAGAGTCACACAGTACTGACTAAGACTCACCACCAAGAAGCTTGGAGATGAGAAGGTCAGTGGAGGCAGACATACTGGTTTTGAGGCCAGTGTAGACTGCCAACTGCTCAGCGACCGAATACCCGACCACGGGAACGTCGAAAACCAAGTAGGCTGACATAGCCTGCTTGACGTTCGTCGTGGGAAGGAAAACGTCCGCTGAGATCTTACTGTGATCGAGCCTCAGGACTCGTCGAGTGCGCTTCCCAAGTTGGGAAGACGCACTCAGTGACACGAATCCGTCGCCACTGGTGTAAGTGGACTGATTGGCCCCAACCGCAACGCGGGGGAGGCTAACAGTCCCAGCCAGAGGTGCCGGAAACGTGACACTCTGAGGATCGGCAAATGACATCAGGCATTGCTCCTTATGGTGATTTTGGACGTAGTGAAACTACCTGCGACCCTTGGAAAGTCCAAGAGCCGCTAGAATGGACTGCTGGAACACACTAAGTGCTCCAAAGTTCAGCCCAAACCCATATGGTGTTGCCCCACGACGTAGCTTCGTCTCAGTGACAAAAGTTACGTCTGCGGGAAAAGCCGGTTTGCCATTAGCAAAATAGCAATCCGACAATCTATAGGTATCGGAAACAGTTGTATGTTCCATAATGTACCCATAGTACATCACCAAGCCATCCTGGTGGAATGCGGAGAAATTAGAAATAACGTCTCCAGCATTCGAGAACCAATCGATAGCCCAACTCCATGGGGCTGCATTCCAGAGAACTTCTGGAGTCAGCTCAAGTCCTAGCTGTTGAGCTAGGATAGCGTAATCACCCATTTTCTCACCCAGATAATTATCTGGAAGGAAATAAGTGAATGCGCCAGTAAACCAACGACGTTGAGAAATAGTTCTCTCGACGACGAGGTTCCCATGGCCAGCACCACTACCACTCACAAAATCACTAGTCGCGGAAGGCCCATAGTATGGGTTAACGTTACTAGCTAGTGAAATGGTAGATGTGCCGATAGTGGAGGGAAAATCATATTGCCGTCGTGTTACACGGCCAACGCCCCTCTTATACTGTTGAATCACAGAATGAGAGTTTTTAACGGTACTAGCGAAATCGCTAATATCGTGGGCGAGAGGAACAAAGCCAAACTGAAAGTTAAGATACTCATCACCCGCATTGCGGGCGACTTGTGTCTTTTTCTCCCAGAGAGTATGACCCAGTTCATGGGGAATACCCTCGCTCCTAAGTTCTTTAAGAGCGTTTAGCAATCCTCCAATAGGATTAGTTGGCTTAACACGAGAAATTGCCGTAGTCCCTAAAGCATCCAAGTTCGAAGAACTGGATGACTTGTCGGGCGGAAATAAACTCGTGTTGGTCGGATTAGCCGCTAATAGCGGACAATCGTACTTACAGCGTCTGGCATACCAATTTGGAAAGCCACCGCCGATGAACGTATTGTAAGAAAAATCGCCTGATTGATTCTGATTAGGAACAATCACGAATTTCTTCTGGGTGGAAAAATTTCCACCAACATCCGACTTCCCTTTTGACTTTGACTGCCAAAAGGGATGCCCTTCCGACACAGTAACCTGTGTTCCTGATGAGGACATAGTCCCCTTAGTCGTCCCCACAATATCAGAACTTTTCCAAGTAGGAATTGTTCCGTTATTAAGGGCACCGTAAAGAGTGATTAACTCTTTAGACGACTGCTCATGAATGGTCCTCCTACGAGTAGTAGGAATATCAGGCATAAGCATCAGGCTCCTAGTTGATATGAATTAGTAAAGCAGGTGTTGCACTGCGCTGTACTGTAGGGCCCCTGACAGGGTCC